AGTCCAGCTATTCCGGTACTGTCGGCAAAAGCGACATCAGCGTTGACCTCCCCTTTGAGCGCATAGCTACCTACACCGTATCCTATAACGCCAACGGCGGCGGAAGTGCTCCCGCCGCTCAGACCAAATAAGTTCGATAGTTTTGATACGAGAGTATCTGAAACTATCGAACTTTTTCTTTTGCCGAAAATCCTTGCAGGACAGGGGTTTTCGGCTTTTTCTATTTTGGGGTTAGTTTCATTGTGGGTTTGCGGGAAGGTTTTTCTCTCCCTCTTTGTACCTGTTTCCCGCTAAAATAATAATCACGCTGAAACTCTTCCTCTTAGAAAAGTGTCAGCGTGATTGAGTTAGTTTCATTGTGGTTCAGAAAGTTTCATTGTCAGAGGAAAAGTGTCATTGTGGTTATGTCGGCTTGCGGTGCCGCCACTTCGCTGTTACAAGCTAGGATTTTAAGAAGAACTCAAAAAATGATAATCAAATTCGTTAGAAGTTTAAGGAATGCACACCGTTGTACTCTTCCTTAAGCGGTGTGCATTCCCTAGATATGCGCAGAGATAATTATTAAGAGCGCATATTAATAATATTTTGTTCCTTCGAATCCTGCGTTGCCAGGGTGACCATACACCTTCGTGAGTCTACCGTATGCATCATGGTAGAGATCATAAGTATCGTGTCCCTTGGCAGCGGAGGACGGAAACATCAGCTGAACATAATCACCATGATTCTTCATGATGCTGTAATCGTCCCAAGTGATATCACATCCGTAACGAATCCACTCCTGCAGAGTCGGGAAATAATCCCTAGGGTTAAAATAGGCCATAGTTTGGACTCCTTTCATTTTTGATAAATTCGTGTCGTTTAAGCTGACACCCATATATACGGGATAGTAAGTTCTTTCTCCAAATTCGATGTTTTACGCCGCCATCTCCGGTTCGAACTCGTGTTGAGTCAATACCTCAAACTTAGTTTGAAGAATATCCCAGATAGTAAGCTGTCCCAGAAGCTCTTCTGTTTGGGTTTTCTTCTTCCCGATTTCTCTCTGTTCTGTTTCTTCGGCCTCTATTAAAGCCAGCTTCTCTTCGGCAATAGTAATGGCATCCATGATGTCAGATTCCCTACAGAAGTATTCCGGTGGAGTGTATGATAGGTCATCTTTGGAATATCGAAAACCCGTGTAGCGGTGTGCGATGATACCATATTTTCCTTTAGAGATATCTTCTAACCTGCTCCGCAGATCCTCAATTCTCCATTTCAATTGCAATTTGGGTGATGGATAGCTATGGTCTTCACGATAGGTGTCGTCTATCGCCAATTCGGAATAGTATCCCATATTGTAAGCCTCCCCTCAATTAGCAATTCTTGTTCTAATTCGAACCTAAATATGAGCAAATCTGATCATAGTAATCGAAGACAGATGCGTTGCCATATTTCTCAGCATCGCGTTCAAGTCTCTGTGAACTGTACATATAGTATGAAATAACGGAATCATCGTCAGGAGAAATATAATTGCTGAATTCATCCTCATATATTCCTGCGGTATCAAGAACTAAGAGATTCGCATACTTTGCAATATCGTCGTTATCTCGGATGGCTTGAAGGAGTCTCACTTGATAGTGCTGATATCTGTGATAAAGCTCATGACAAAGAACTTGAACAACTGAGTATCCACCTGCATCAGAATCAACAACATAAATATACGAAAGCGTAACTACATCTCTTTCGCTATCGTACTGCCCGAGCAGACCTTCTTCCAAATAGGCTATCTCTAGGGCTGGTGCGGAATCTCTCATGCCCAGGTACCTACACTCGATACGGATCACAGTTTCCAACACCTCGGTCTTTTCATCAAGTGACAGGGAATCCCAACCGCCTTCTGGGTCAATCTTAGCTACGGTTGCGATGTTGGCAGAAAGGGAATTCTCATAATCCGGGATATCGTTATACGTTTCCGACAAGCTGTATGCGATATCACTATAGCGGATTGAATAGTGCGAGGCGATCATAGCCTTTCCGCATATGCAGGCACCTAATAATATCAAACAACAGATAATGCGAGATGCACGTGCAGCTTTTATAACGAACACTTCACGTCTGATTCGGATACGCTTAGTCCGTTTCACCTTCTTTGCTGCCCAGACGAATCCGACGGCAACCGAAACGAAGTATCCGGCAACAATCAGGATTCGGATTGCCAATGAATATCTCCACATACTAATTGCTTCGTATGTCAGCACAGGCATCAAGGTTCCGCTTATCAGGCTGATCCAGTTTCTTTCAAGTTTCCATGAAAGGACAAGACTGCCCAAGGCAAGGACGGTAACAATAATCACCAATATCCAAATACGGTTCCCATGTACAGCGAATGTTGCAAAGCGTTTTGCATAAAGAAACACAAGCGCTATTTCTATCATGACGAACAAGCGAACAAACCGCTCGAACGCAATTCGGTTGTGTACGATTCCTGCATGACTGTTCATTACTTCCATCACTCTCATCCCTCTCTCACTTATAAATTCTCAGAAGACATTGAAGAAGACTGATACGACGTCAAGTCCAATAAGCAGCCAAAGGATGACCTTTGAAATCATCGTAATGGAGAAAACACAGAAGCAAACGTATCCTGGCAAACCAGCTCGGAGGAGCTTTTGACGGCGCTTTTTGTTGATGAGCCATTTTCTTGCCACTTCGCTGATGCTGTTAATCCCGCACGCTGCGCTTAACGCTGATTCACCATCAAGTCCCGATGTCGGCAGCAGGTTAACACCGGCAAGGATAACGTTGACATTTGCGACGGAAAAGAAAGTCAATGACCACTGATAAGACTGCATCGCTAAAAGGAGACAAATCCCTGCGATGAGAAGATTGACTTCAACTCCAGCCAATGCGAACTGAATCTTCTCCGCTTTTGTTGCATCTTTCTTATTCTCGTGGGCTACATATGCCCCAAGCGGGATAATGCCGAGAAGCAGGATTCCAGTGTCGCTGATTTTATACCCATATGCCAGTCCGGCAATCAAGTGTCCCAACTCGTGAAGTGCAAGGGATAAGACCACGAGGCCATAATAGAGCCACCAACTGAAGTTATATCCGCTTTCTGAACCTTCCAATGCCGTTACATATATGCCTATTGCAAAGGCGAGGAGGGCTACTGCGGGGAGTGCTGCATTTATCGCTCTGAAAACCAGCCCGCATGTTTCCAGTCTATTGCCAATAGGAAATAGAATAAAGCGATTAAAGAAGCCATCATCTTGAACCAATCTGGAAGTCCGTACCAGCCCATGTCGTTTCAGTTCGGGAAGTATCCGACGCCCATTGCCTGGCAGATCCAAAGGGTGAGTACCATCTGCCTTCAGGAGGGCATCCCACAGCCTGCGGCTGACTTCAAATTCCTCCCCATCAGCGTTTTCAATGTAATAGTGGGTGGTATCGGAACCTTCGTATTGGAAGGTTCCGATAGACACACCTTCTTTAAGAACTGGATACACAGTGGATCACCTCGTTACGATGTTTTAATCGTTGCCTTTCCACCTGCATTAGTAACGTCCTTGGCAAATTTCACAGCTTCACTTTTGGAACTAAATGCAATATCAACCGGGAACTGAGCCAGTCTTTTAGTTGCCTTTTCTAGGCTTTCTCCTGTCGAGGCAGCGATTACTCGTGCGATTCTTGCTCGATTGCTTTTAGCCTCGGTGATAATCACATGATGTTTCTTCTCCGCTTCCTGCTTTTTCCGTTCTGCCTCCTCCTGGGCTTCAAGTTCTGCAATTTTAGCATCGATTCTTGAAACCAAGCTGTCGATGTCCATGGGTCCATCAGATCTACTTCCATCCAAGAAGGGGAAGCCCATAGGCATTTCAGGTGCTTTTCGTTCAGTGGACATACTAGAAAGAGTGGATTCCATCCGCTTCCTCTTGATGTCTTTGACCATAGCTTCGAAATCAAGCGATTTGAACGGTTTCCCGCTTGCGGTGGGCTTATACTGAGGGGCTTCCCATTTGGAGTTATCGTACATCTCATCGTAGAAAGGAAGATGAGCGATGAACTTATACTGGCTGTCCACCATAACCAGCGCAGTGCCAGTGGGCATCGCGGCCAATTGTGACGCCGTAATCAACTGTTCCTTGATAATATGACCGCTGTTCTCAATCTGCTTCTCTCCACAACGCTGAGCCCACTCAGTGAGTGTCTCCCAACTGTTAGTAGAAAAGCCGATCGTGATACCGATGCAGGAGTTGATTGTTTCAGCCTTGCTCTTACCGTAAACATCAACGAGCTGAGCGTTACTTTGAAGAACCAGCATCAGTCTCATGTTTCGGCTACGGGATGCCACCATCAGATTTGGCAGAGAAGGAATGCTCTTTCCAACCGAACCGAGTTCCTCCAGGATGATGTTCACCCTGATCGGAAGCCGACCGCCCTTTTCCTGCGCAACACGGATGAGGTGCTGCGAAACCTGGGAGACGAGCAGACCGGAAAGTGCATCATACACGTCGGTTTCATCCGGGGTAATGACCGTCAGAATGAAAGGACGGTTTACATCGATATCCATAATGTTCAGCGTATCATCGCTGAGCATTTCCATAAGACCTTTACTGCGGCTGAAGACTTCGAGACCGGAGGCGGCAACACTGTGAATGGAAGCTCTTGTTTCGTTGGGAGCGGTAACATAGGTTGCAAGATTGCGTTTGGCCAGAGAATCAAGGGGGAGCTGCTCGTAAAACTCCTTCAGGATGGTGTTACTGGGGCCACCAAAGCGGATCTCAGATTGCTCCATCATGACCGCAATGCTGTCAAGATTGATGGTTTCCTTTCCAGCGGTTTCAAACAGCCCATAAGTCAATCCTTTCGCGTAATTCACAGAGGAGTCCGTCCAGAATTTGTCGGAATGACCGTCATAGGGATAAACACCGTTCCAAAGCTCACTGAGCATGGAACTTGCGATATCATTATCATCGGGGTCTTTGGAACAAAAGAGCCGATACGGAGTACTCAGCGGGTTCCACTTGGTAGGGCTCTTGCGAGGGTTTCGGAAGTCAACGCAAAAGACCTGATAGTGCTCAGGAATATAGCAGGCATTCTTTTTATTGCCCTCGCCTTTGGGGTCGAGCATGATAAGGCTTTCGCCCTTTCTGAGAATCTCTCGCATGTACGGAAGGCTGCAACACTGGCTTTTGCCCTTGCCTGTACGGCCAATCACCGCGATGTGTGCCTCGCTGTCATCAGAATATTTTCTGCCGTTTTCGACATATACCACCGGACCAGCACCATTCCTAGGATCCGTGGTTTCGTGAAACCTACGTTTGATTTCGTTAACCGTATTCCAACGCTCACTTCTGCTCATTTCACTTCGCTCCTCTCTGCATCATTGTGCCAACTAGTAATCATAGATTTTAGGCTGCCTTCGTCAACAGTGGGGGTAAAACCCGAGAAGTCGGCGAAATGGACAAGCGTATCAGCAGTGGTAATTGCGTCCTTAACGCTGGCAATACAGAATTCCGAAACCATATCTGCAAGCACGGCGCGGAATACGTTTTCATGCTTGATCTCGATGCCATGCTCCTCAACCGTCTTGATAATCAAAGCGCAGATATTTTCCTTGGTATAAGGTTCGACTTCGAGACGCTTGATGTTATCGATGGTTTCGCACAGCTTTTCCAGGAGCTTTTCCTCGTTCCTATTGGGAGTTGTATGAACAAAGAAGATAACGCATGCGTGCTCGCACACTCTCTTGCAGTTCTTCATAAACTCGGGAAACTGAGTCTCTCCAAGGTGAGCAGAGATACCGCTGATATCCATGCCGATAATATTGCAGTATTCGTTGGTATACACAGCGGCAGAGTCGATTGCGGCGAATGCCTGCTTGAGCTGCTGAAGAGAACCATCAAAGGCGATTTCGATATAGTCATCGAGACCGCTGGTGAAGTTCAGGACACCTGCTTCCTTGTACTTGTCGGTCATGTATTCGACCAGAGTCGTCCTGCCGGAACCAGAGTCAAGGGGAATGATATAGTGTTTCGGACGAAGACCACACCTCTTATACATATGTGCATTGCTGCACGTACTCTCGATCTCTTTACAGGGCGTGGCGAGCCCAATGGGCTTAGTGATGTCATAGTGTTTCATATTGTGCCTCCATTCACCATTCGGAAATAGGATCTCCAACCTTGTCTACAAGGCCGTATTTGAGAGCTTCTTCTGCACTCATGATGTTGTCGCGCTCGGTATCGTTCTCAATCTTTTCGGCAGCCTGACCAGTACACTCGGAGAAAATCCGGTTGAGCTTTTCACGCGTTTTGAGGATGTGTTCGGCGTGGATGCGAATGTCTGTAGCTTGCCCACTCGTTCCGCCAAGCGGCTGATGGATAAGAACTTCAGCATTAGGCTGACACCATCGTTTGCCTCTGGTTCCGGCAGCTGCCAGAAGGAATGCTCCCATGCTTGCCGCCATGCCACAGGCAACGGTGACAACATCGCACTTCAGTGCCTTAACGGTATCGTAGATGCTGAAGCCTGCGGAAACGGAGCCCCCAGGACTCTGGATGTAGATTGTGATATCATCTTCAGAGTCTCTTGCGAGGCACCTTAGAGCGGAATTCATTACCGTCGCAACGTCCTCGTCAATTTCACCGGTCAGAGAAATGGTGCGGTGAGCGAAGTCAATATCCAAAGGTGCCAGCATCATGTCCTGGCCGTTGAGATTAACGGCTTTCTTCATAAGATAGTTCATACAATCAATCCTCCTCTTTTGGTTACGTCCATGAACAAATTAGACTCATGTTCGGTCATTTGATCTATGAGCATAATCTTCTTTTCGGGCACGTAGATTTTCTTCTTCGCCGTAACAATCAGAGAATTGGGCGATTCCTCAATAACCAATCCCCTCAGATTCACGTTTCCGATGCTCATGATTTCTTCAAAAGTCTTCATTGTTCTCATCCTTTCTGTCTTGCTACCTCTAAATACGGTGGCATCATGCAAATCTCCACAAAAATGCTTCGTTTGTTTTTGCTTATGTCCATCAATACGGAGGATGATGTCAAATCTCCAAAAGAAAAGAAGAGAGCGGACTTGCTCTCTTCTCAGACTCAGACAACGTGGACAAGAACCACACGGGAAGCAATTTAGGAATGGATCACGATCTATTGAAATAGCTTCTTCCTAGTTTCCCCACAAGGCATTCCCGCCTGTATGACCGACAGAATGATCATCTTGTGATACCAAGTCAAAACTACCTGTTTCGGGATTGTGCTGCCATGTAAAACCCTCTGGCGTATATCCTTGCGGTGAATCCATCCTTTCCATCGCGCCAAAAGTTATGCCCTGCAGTTTTTCGGGACTATCGTACATGTGATCCTGAAAATCTTCTCTGCAGGCGCTGAACTGCTGGTGAATGCTCATGTCGTTTGCGGCGCTTCCAAGTTCAACGTGGTGCTTGCTATCAAATTCAGGGAAAACCCCTTCGACAGATAACCCGTCGGCAAGTTCCGCAGTTCGTCTTTCAAACGAGACGCCGTTTTCGGATTCAAGTCCCTCCAGGGCCATGTTGCGGGTGGTTATTGGAATAGGGGTACCGGGGATGAACTCGTCTCCATCATAATGTCGCTCTATATAGTCAGCAGCTTTGTCAAATCCGTAAGATCGAGCATAGTCGGCAGCTTTCTCCGCTTCAGATTGTATATCATCATCTTCGAGTGATGCCTCCAATGAAAGGTCAGAAGCATCTCCCGCACTGATGAATTCAGTTTTATCAGTGCTGACATCATCCATTTCAACGGAATCAAAATCAGTCCAGTCACTCGTCTCGGAAATATCGATACCCTCAGTTTCGGAAAAATCCATTGACACGTTATCGAGTTCACTCATTGCCGGTTCCCTCCTTTTCCTGGTTATGCATATCTGTTAACAGCTTTGTGACAGTCTGCGAGCCAAATGATATACCGTTTTCCATAGAGCATTTTCTCAGGAGGTGCACAGCAATGCAGCCGCACTTTTTTTCGAAGACAGCCGCATTCTCAGTGCTAATACGAAGCGATAAAACAGATGGAATGCGGACAATGTGTGCGGCAACCTCTTCTGGAGTATTTAATTTGAGTTGACGCTCGGCAAAAATCTGTTCTGCATACATATTTGCCTCTTCTCGAATGGCAACTGAGCAATGAGTACACCCGGCTTTTTCACAAAAAACGAAAGGACAATAATCTTTAGCGCGGGTAGCCAGGTACATTGATTGTGCCTTTACTATATGCTCATCTGAAACATGCTCCAGTCGCACCTTGTCAGGTGCATATTCCATTCTGGTAGGCAACGCCGACCTAAGAAAACGGTTTTTGAGGACGAACTCACCAGCGGACATTAGAGGAAGAATATCGCAAAGGTTGGTATCTGCTCCGATATGTGTTCTAAGCATTTCTGCTTCTTCACCGCTCAATCTGAAAGAGATAATGTTGTCGACATTATCAAGCATTCGCCCACCGACACGCGAGGGGGATTGATCCGAAAAAATAACGCCAACCCCATATGCTCTGATTTCAGTAATGACATTAATCATTAACTGTGTCATGGTACTGTTCAGAGCTTTTTCCTCTTGTGTCGCACCTTCGCCCTGATCCAACAGAGCGTGAGCTTCGTCAATCAAAATGATGTTTCTAAGATGGTGATCGCTCTTTCTCGTTGATTTCAAGTAGGCTAATATGCTGATGAGCGTTAACGCCGAAACTAACGATTTTTGCTCCGGTTCAAGACTTCCCATCTCAAGGACTGTGCAACCGTTCAAGAGATCCTCCACAGATGTAGAATGTATTGTATCGAATGTGCGAGGGCATCTTTCAATCAAACTTTGAAGCCTGAAAGCACCTCCAGACATCATATTACCTTTTACCTCATTGCTGTAACTGGATCTGGCAATAATGCGCTTAAAAATGCGGACAAAGTCAGCCATATCAAAAATGGAGACATTGCTGTCTGCACTCGTACTAATGTCAGTCCAGCCGTTCAGGGTATATGCCTCTGAAATCGCTTTTTCAAAAAGAGCAGGCAAAGGATCAGGCAAAGAAAAAGCGGCTTTAAACGCAGACAACAAACTGCTTCTGTACTCTCCGAGAGGCACTTCTTTCGGGACACAAAACGGGTTAATAAGCAAGGGTACTACCGGGCGTTCTACCGTAAAAACTTTGCTGTTTTTCATATTGGCAACTAAATCGCGGTATTCACGTTTGACTGGTTCCAGTATCAAGACAGGAATACTGCAGCTCTGGAACTGCGTTATCAATTGCTTTAAGAGCGTAGTTTTTCCAACACCCGATTTCCCCATCACAGCGGTGTGGAGCAGCAGTTGCTCAAGGGGAATAAGTATCCTCTGCGATGAATAAATAGACTTCCCCAGGGTAAGGTTTTGCTTGTTTCCACTTGTCAACTGCTCAGGCAGGAGATCAACTTCGGGCATCAAGGAAAAAGCATTTCTCTCGATGCCGATGAAGTAGTCGCTTTGCACCGGCAATTGAAAGACTTGTGCAACCTCATCCGATGTCCACTTGCTTAAACTTGATGCATCTCCTTTTCTAAGAACATGAGAGATTTTCCAAGGCTGGTTATAAACGCTATACTTGCGATACTCTGAAACAGCAATGGTTCGAAAATCCGTCTTCCGTATTGACTGCTTTATCCTGGCGGTAACCAGAGCTGCGCTGGTTACCGTCCCAACAACCATAATGTTTACTTCTGCAAAAGGATTTGTGGCTTCCTGCATATAATATTTCCATCGATCTACCGATGCAGCCGCGAGACTGTCACGCATGTTCGACATTACACCGTCTAATGCTTGTGAACAATGCGCAGTGTTTTTTGCTATTAACTGGCGCTCACTATCAGACAACAATGCAGGAATGATCTGAATACATAAACCACAGCCGGAGCCATCCAAAGAGGAGTAAATCCGTTTCCAATCAACGCTTTCAACCACTGACGGCGATTTATATGTTCCTTGCACTCCGTATTCCTGTATGTCCTGCTTCATTAATGCCCAGACAGAGTCTGCTTCCATTTCGGACTGATGCTTTCGGTAGCTTTCAAAGGGCACTTCCTCAGTTATGAAACCAGACTGATGCAGAAGCGAAAGAATACCTTTTTCAAGTGCTTCCTGCCGGATAACACAATCCTGTTCAGAACAGTCATGGGTTCTAATCGTAAGCATATGCTGGATACGGCTGCCTGCTTTTCTTCCGGCGATTCGGAGAATCTCGATTGCTGTTTGCCCATTTCCCGCAGCGGATAGATAGCAAGCATCTTCGCAAAGCATTTTTGCAAGTGTTATGCAGACTTCATTGCTCTCTGCAATAGGAACTGCCCTGATGCGATATGAAGTCAGGACAAAGTATTCTCCGCCTTCGTAAAACTTCTTCATTTGAGTTCTCCTATATGAATGGATTGTGTTGATAGTTTGGCACGGCACTCATAAGCTGTTTAATCACCTTGATGGGATGCGAACTGAGCACCTTGTACAGACAACCTACCAGGATGCCTATACACAGCACAGCGATAAAATAGCATTCCGTGCCGATAAGCACTCCAGCAATGATAGAACAGAATGCAGCTGCAAAGATCCACGCGAGGATTATTGTTCTTTGCCTGTTGAGTTCTTCTCTGTGCTTCTCATAGCGTTGTCTGCCATACCTGATCATTTCACTGGTTACGCCGTTGAGTCTTACCAGTTTGTCCCACGATTCAGAGGCGGTGCTTCTATTGGCTATATTATCCATGGCTATGTCCCTAAAATCCTGTGTTGCCGCCCGTAACACAGCGAGGTACAGCTTTTTTTCTGTGGGATACTGACTCATTAATGGTCTTAAAAGAGCGATGGTTTGTTCCCAGTTGCCGGCAGCAAGGTGACTCATGGCTTGAGAATATGTCCTGTCATACTGCATGAGTTGCTGTTCTTGCTGCGGATCATAAACCGGAGTTCCACACGAGTCGCACTCCATTCTCATTCTGCTGCGATTGTAGTGAAAACTGGAGCAGCCACAGCGACTACAGATGCGATCCATAGAATCACCACCTTTCTAACAGTACGACACGATTAGCGATTTCTGGGAGGCAAAGGCTTACTGGCAGTAGCCTGGTGCGGAATACGCGAGGGAATGGGATTATGAGGCTGGAGGCCAGTTGCTCTATCGCTGTGATCCTGAATGTCACGAACTGGCTGATTGTCCGGTTCCGCAGGAATGGCAGCAGAATAGACGCCCTGTCTCTGTTGCTTCAGCGCAGCATTGATCAAAGGGATCAATGCAATCAGGCAAACCAGAGTTGTGATTATGAAGGCGAATACAGCCGACCTTACAGATACGTCAATTCCCAAAAGCAAGGCGGAGAGAGCAATCACAGCGGTTTCAAGGATACCACAAACGACAGAGAGCCCCGCTGCTTTGCGAAGGTTGCTGTTCCAGTACGTTACGAAGTACGCTACTGGGATTCCAACGGTGAGAAGTGTTCCACCGATGTACACTGCGAGACGAGCGGTTGCTGCCGCAGGGGCGAGCCACCAGAAAAGAAACTGGGGGATTAAAACGATGGCTGCAAGGACGGGGATCAAAGAGTAGTTTTTGCGTGTCATTTTCATCATTCCTTTCACTTAAAATCTATAACCACAGATGGGGCAAACGCTATTGCCACGCATCACATTTCCGTTACACGATGGGCAACTCTTGTATCGTTCAGGCATAGGAGGAGGGGCATCCGCAGATGAAGTGCTTCTTTGGGCATCAGACGAGGAACCACCGAACATATCAGTATGCCGAGTCATTTCAGCCAGCGGTTCTCGCAATGCTGGGAGCATCTGCGTAAGCATCATCATTTCCATCATCATAGGTGCCATTCCACCTGCATTCCCACTGTGGCTACCAGCAGCGCTACCTGAGAAAGTCTGACCGCGCGAAGGGATACCGGTCATCATTTCGCTTAAGGTTCGGTTATTGACATTGCCATTCCACACTCTTTGCAAATTATCGAGTTCAAGATCAGTTTTGGTTTTGCCACCAGCGTATTCCTGCTCAAGACTGTAAAGTCGCTGAATCTCTGAATCGGGAATGTTAATAGCCACAAGTTCAAATCGTTCCAGCTCGATACCATACTCGGACAAACCGGATCTGATTGTGGCAGTCGCCATATTTCCGATATAGGAGAGTTTACCATTGAATTCTGTGACATCGAGCTTACTGATCTCCCTGGAAATGGCTTCTCTTGTCGGTGCGAGAACCATCTGTTCAATACACGGCTCGATGTCCTCGTCCGAAAACACAGAATTATAACTCCCGACTAGTTTTGTAAGAAACTTCAGTGGAGCAGAAATGGAAAAAGATAGGTTGCACAATGCAAGAGCTTTCATTGTAAGCTGGAAGCGATGCTCACGGAAGGGAAACTCTCCCGTACCGAGTTTAATAAACTTTGCTCTTTCGGTTGATACAAAGAAGACTGAAACGGTTGTTCCGGTATCTCCACGAGTCAGAATATTCCGAAGCCTTACAAAGAACGGGTCAACACCTGTGAAGATTTCATATCGACCGGGACCATAGGGACGTGAAAGAGAACCGTTGATGGCAACGAACGCCGTGGTTCCGGGCGGGACAACTAGAATACTTCCGTTGGCAATTGCGGAGTATTGTCCGCACACATCAGGCTGGATGCGGATTAACCCGTTGCCTCCTGGATCTCTGATAATTGATTGATACATAACTTCATCTCCTTTATTTTGGTTCTACCCTCTTATTACTGCCAAGTTTTTTAATCCCGGATGATAACAAAGCTTGTAACTGCCATAAATGCCTTCTGCAGAAACTGCTTTTCTTACTTCATCCAAATAATTACCAGATGACGGGCAGTAACTGAAGTGGATCAGTATTGGCGATATGCCTCTCTGTGAGTCTGTTTTGAGCCGCATCCTGAGATCATGATATGAACGGACGCAAAGACCGCGATTGTTATAATAGCTTAATGATTCCGATGAGCATGCAGGAATGTGGGCACCTTTAAAGTCGTAATGATCATCTGCGATTTGATTATCCGACAGGTTTAAGTAATCAAAGCGTACAACCCCGTCCTCTGCTCCATCCCATGTAACATCACAGTGAACAGGAATCCCATTAATCCATGCTATTGTCCAGCAATGCCAGCCGTCTGTTTTTGTCCTGCCATAAACTTTGATGCACGGTATACCAATTCGTCTAAAACACAGGAGCAGAAGTGCGTTTTGTCCTTCACACACACCCTCAGATTGCAGAACTGGTCCAACGATACTGTGGTCTCTAACATCGTTATTGTTGGTGTATGTAAGTTTCTTTGCGATTCGCTTGTAAACAATCGCCTCTCGCTCTATCATAGGCAATTCTGCAGTTCCACGAACTATGCGGTAGATGCTCCTTCGCATCTGCTGCCGGATTCTATCAATGATTTCAGGGGCATACAGGATTGGGTACTCTAGAGTGCCGATCCTACCTCTGCGGGTGAATTCGCTCTGAAATCCTAGATAAAAGAATTCCGGGTGATCATCTCTGATTGCTTTGTATGCTGCAAAGCAATCAGAGGCGGATGTTTCGGGATTGCTTATGGAGAAAGCTGTCTTACCTGAGTAATCCCCCCGGAGAAGCTGGGCATTGATACGGTCATAAAACACTTGCCCCTGTCGAGTGAGGAATCCTCTATAGTATTCTGAACCCAGCTTCTCCGGTATCTTCGCCATTATTGTTCACTCCCTTCTGCCCTTGGGAAGCACCAGCTTGATCTTCAAGCATCCTCTACCATCAATACGGGTACGCAGTCTGATATCTCCAGCATATCCGCGTGTGCGAAGGCACTGACTGGCGAGACAAACGATTTCGTCGGTAGGAGGAATCAGTCGCTTGTCTTCACTGAGATTTTCCAGAGGAGCCGTGCCACGCGAAAATACAATGATTTCCGCCTCGGCAAAGTCTTTCCCGATGCTGCCCAGCATCTTCTTCCGAATCGGGTCGCACACGAAGATACAGACGGGAGACGATGCCGCGCGTGCAGCACCACTCACTTTGTCGGTTCCGCTGTAAAACACACCGAGATCAGGGTGAGTATGCCCTTCCAAAACAAACTCCGAAGGGCCGCAAAGCTTGAGAAAAGGATCCACCTGGTAGCCGAAGGCATCCGTATTGAATTTGGCTTCGTTTCTCAGAAACTCCTCACGATGATATTCTAAAAAATCGAGCCCCGGGTTGTATTCTCCGTTGGGACCAAGGTTTGATGCTCCAACCGGATTGCGATTCATAGTCTGGATCTCAATGATATGGCTGATAATTGTAATCGCGTTACCGTCATCATCGACCAGGAAGTGACCCATTCCGTAGAGCTTCTGTTCATAGACATTCATCGGGGAACGTCTCCCATATGAAATGATCGAGTTAAGCTCTTGTTCGGATTCGGGAAGGATGATAACCTTGTTGCGGCCTTTGCCATGCCTTTCCTTGACATAAACATCACCGCACTTGCTTTTAATGATGTCCATGGCTTTCTTAAGGCTGCATACCGGATAGGTTTTGGACTCCGGAGGACGTCTGGTAGGCATGGGGGTATAATTGGTCACGATTCACCATCTCCTTTCAGTGATGCCTATCCGGAAGGGGCGGAGGCGCAGTCATAGACTTGACTGTCACCTTACGAGGTGGAAGAGCCGTCAGTTCAGGGGCATAAAGCAGTTTGGGATGAATCGTGGGGAAACGTTTGGCGGCAACACCATCCTTATGCCACTGTGCCACGCTGCTGTTTGCCATGCTTTCATATCGAGTCACACCGGGATCATGAATCATGTCGCGCACGAGCTTGTCCACAACTGTAGTCAGAGAACTCGTGAAGGGAATCCAGGTGTCAATGCAGGCATTTCCGGAACGAAAAACGTTAGGACTCGCAAGATAATGATCCGAGGCATATGAGGCCGATACAGATTTCAGCGGATAACCGGGATAGCAAATGATATCGGCCGTCATAGATTCACAGGCTTTAGGCGTAGAGTCTTCGCTTGTGGTAAGGTAATGCGAAGGTGCTTTAACCGTCAACTTGAGGTGCATCGCCTCGCCGGTTTTCGCCCGAACCCTCTGGATCGTCACATACTCAGGGTTGTATTTCCTGACAATTTCCTGGTAATCGTTCTTCAAAGCCTCGGAAGAGTCCTCTTCGGTGATGGAGACCTCTCTCGTGTGACCGTATTCATCGGTATAGTTGGTTGAGTAACTCATGTTGAACCTCCTTTTAGAGCTTATGGATTTCGTGTATTTTCAGGTGATCCTCATCAAGTGCAAAGACTGTCCTGGTGATATTCTCAGCATCCAAAAAGTCAAGAGCTCCGTTACGTTGAATCACCTCGATATGAGCGCCAAGAGGGTAACCCAGGTCGTAGAGTGTCATTTTTTGAATTTCTTCACTGCAACTAGGGTCAAAAGCATGCAGAATCTCACCATGAGAGAAGGTCGCACTGTTATGTGCGCGTTTCTCCTGGGCACTACACTTATCACACAGAAGATCGTCAAGAAAGATACGGCCCTCATGCTTCATAACTTTGATGGAGGTTCCACACGAATGGCACACATCATCCACGATAAATCCGGCATGGACGATCTTCCTGTAATTCAAGCGATGAACGGACATCTCAAAATCCGTCGTACCGAGGATAGAAGCAATCTGATTAAGTGCCTCTTTCAGAGTGACATCCGTAACGTTACCATGAAGCCATTCGATTCTTGCAGGCGGATGGATTGCGCATCCAGGACAATTACGTTTCCGCAAAGGATGAGAGGAGCTCAATTCCAGATGAGGATAAGCTGTATAGGTCAGTCTGCGATTCATCACAGCGTCATCTCCGATAACACTGGCCCTAAGCTGTTCAGCACTGAGATGAGCTGCCATGGAACTGGCAAGGTTCGAGGTGCGAATGATCTCACTGACACCGTCAATTTGTCTGACCTGAGGTCCTGTGCAGGATGTTCTGATACTGCTGTCCTTCATCCAGTTTTCATCAATCAGACAGCGAAGACAGAACTCGGTGTTGTCAAGAATCACGCTCTGGGCCATCTCATCATGTGTTCCATCCATGATAATAATCGGTCTCCGATCTTCCGGGAGTTGTCGGATCAACTCATTCAAGAGTACTTTGGCATCGAAATTATCGACTGCCGCGACAACATAATCGTAATCAGAAAACGCTTCGGGTCCGATCTTACAAAGGTCGCAATCGATTCCATTGGAAGAGCAACCGTCATCCAAAAGTGGTTGTACCCGCTCAGACGAGCATTCAGCCTTGTTTCGACCGGCATCTTCCGGTGTGCGAACCAAACAGCTGTGTTTCGCAGCGTTCTCATGTGTAAAGAAATCGAAGTCCATCGCGTCAGGAGAAAGCCCCATTTTGGCGAATTTCTCCATGAGATGCGTTCCAACCGCTCCGGCACCGATAATCAGTACACGCAGTGCATGGAACAAAGGGCGATATTCCGAGAGTTTCAAAGCGTTATAAACGACTTTGTCCATGTTAAATCATCCTTCCTTTCTGGCCTATCATAGCAGTTTCCCGTTGCTCTTAAACCGGTGACCTCTGGAACAGAGGTAACAATTTTCTCCGCTGTCCCAGAAAATCACCTGACGCTCGCCGGGGACATTCCGTTGTTTATCAAAGGGGCAACATGGGAACTGTGCGGGCTTGATCCCACGGGGGCCGTCATCCGCAGTCCTTCGATTTGCATTAGCTGTTGCCGACACGGAAGAATGGCGGGGAGGCAGCGCCCTTGTAGCAGAAGAAGTGCTTGTTCTGGTTTGGGGCTGACTGACTGTTGGTGAGGGCATGCCCATGTTAACCCGAGGTGGGAGCGGAGGAGGCTCGTTGGCAGCTTTTCCTTTATGTCCCTTTTTTGTTGCATATGCGATTATGACTCCGCAAGCTGCCAATCCCAAGCCGACAAGGATGCATATTGTCACCATCATGTCAGCCCCTTTCGCTTACGCTACACCAGCATTGTCGCTGATAGCCAGGACATCACCCTCATGCAGATCCAGTCCGCCAACCGTTTCGTTAGTGTCGCTTGTGGATGCTCCGGTACGCTTGTTTTCAAAGAGAATCTTGCTGTCGCGCGGATTCACGCCGATATCAACTGCGTATTCCTTGAGTACCTGTCCAAGGGTGTTTGTGCCGTACACCGCCGCCTGAGGGTAGGTCGTACCAGTTACCTTGTTGAGGAGATCAATCTCAATGGTCTCTTCATCGGCTGCTACACCGGCATTGTCGCTGATGGCCAGCACATCGCCTTCCTGAAGACCAAGGCCATCAATGGTTTCATTGGTATCACTGGTAGAAGCCCCGGTGCGCTTGTTCTCGAATAGAATCTTGCTGTCATTGGGATTCACACCAATGTCAACAGCATACTCCTGGAGAACCTGCCCGAGAGTGTTCGTGCCGTACACGGCAGCCTGAGGGTAAGTAGTGCCGGTCACCTTGTTGAGCAGATCAATCTCAAAGGCGCCTTCGGTGGCGGCAAGAGCGCCGTCGATGGGATAGTTTGTCATAGCTTTTATCTCCTTTGTTCAGTATTAGTGGCTTCCCACGACTACAGCAGCGTTGATTGCTGCTGTAGTTTCGGCCGGTTGCCATCCAGCTCTCATTCAGGAGGGAGGAGATTACGAACTTAGCAGGCAATGTTGTCAGAAGAACCCACCAACTCAAGATCCTCAAGATCCAGTTCGACATCATCGGATTCACCATCGGACTCCTCATCATCGGAAGCGCCGGCGGCAGTCATCCGGGCCTCCATCATCTTGCGGAGTTCCTGAAGCCGCTGCATCAGCTCGGCAGGAATGCTGTGAGCCTTGATGTCGAGTTCCTCCTCAGTATAGAGTGCCTTCATAAAGATGCTGTACTCGGAGTCGAGGATCTGCATCATGCGAACGAAAATCTCGAAAGCCATCTCGCCAATGCCATTATCGGGGCTGTGCACGGGGAAGTCATACTCAACATTGATGTCACCATCCGTATCAAGATAGAACTTCATGTAACGAATCTTGTGGTTGAGCACATTGCAAGCCTCCATAACACGGGTGCGCTTCTCCTTAGGGGTGTTTGTGATCAGGCCGAAGATGCGTGCCGCAACATCGTTGTCGTTGTCGCGGCTGATGAATCTCATAATCACGTTGGGACCGCAGTCAACGGAAAAACCTGCCAGCAGCTGCTCGCTGCCATGATGACTTACAACATCGAACTTTACGCCGCGCTTCTCAAATGTTTCTGCGATGAGATTGATTGCCTTGAATTCATACTTGTTCATTTTCGTACATCCTTTCGATTTTTAGTATTTTGGTGGATTTGTGTTTGCTTTCTGTCCCTGTATACGGAGGCATCGGGGAATTCTCCACTTTTGAATGTATTTTTTATTTCTGTGGTCGAGATAATAGAACATCTTGTCTTTTCTCGACCACAGGCTCTGTTCACCGATGCTTCGTCTTATAAGGGATGGCTACCCCATCAACGATTTTGCAGATATCCTTAGCGTCAAACACACCAACGCTCATGTCCTCGAAGCGTACATAGATTTTCTGTGTCCAGTAGTCATGAGGGATAGTATCCTCAACGATCCCGAATCCCCTCTTAGGATGGAGAATCTCGTCGCCGATTTCGTAGTAGGCATAAGGGTTGCGTTCTTTGATACGGGCGAGAGTCTTAGTGGCAGTCTCAGAATCGATAGGAGCCTGATGCCATTTATTCAGATAGACGAGAACATCGAATTCAGCCACGTCATCAGCGTTATATGCGGCAATCGCTTCGGTAAGAGACCACTTCTTACCGATGGAAACCGAATTGTTATGGCAGCGTGTGGGGTCGGCGCCTACCATCTTGCAGGCCCACTTCCAATCATCACCATGGGATGTCTCGCGACGGGAGTGGCCAATGTACCTCTCCAGTTGAGCGACATCAACATAGTAATGGGCGTACTCATGCCGGATAACATCGATTACCTCGGCTTCTCCGGTGGAGGGATCGTTGAAAAACTTACGGTTGAACCCGAACGCTTTGGGCTCAACATAGCGGTAGTGCCCGAGGAACCATCCATAACTGTTGAAAGCAATGGGCAGCGCTGCTCCGTTGAGTCCGGTTTTCTCATCCAATTTGCGGATGATGGAGCGAATCTTGTCTTCGCTCCAGTTCTTCGTTATAGTAGACATTTGCGAGACTCCTTTCGTATCAACTGTCTCTTATTACGCAGCCTAAACTGATTTCTCCAAAGAAAGAGGACCTCAGATGTCTGAGGTCCAAATAAAGTTATGTCGCTATAGATTTTTGTTTACCGCACTTTGGCAGTAGGCTTTTTAACTTGACCATTAATCATTTTATAGACCTGGCGGTTCTGGACAATGCGCGGTTCGCAATCATCAAATTTGACATAGAGCAGTTGCTTGTTTACCATAGGCATCGTGTCTACCACGACCCCGCACCCAAATTTATTGTGAACAATACGGTCATTCACAGCGAAAACGCGTACTTTCGTATATTTCTTGACGAGCGCTTTCTCCATATACCTTCGCATTGCAATCGAAGGAAGCTGCATCCCCCATCGCTCAATCTGCTCCGTGATGTTGATAGGCAAAATATCTTTAGCCATGAATGCATTACGGAAAGTATCCTCTGTTGCCGATCGAAAATACCAAGCACGGTATGTGCCATGCTGATCGGTATTCAAAAGGCCGCAGACGGTTTTCCATGCAATGCCGTGATCGTTATCGTCAGCAAAAATCGCTTCAAGTCCCAAGGCATCCACCAAATAATGACAATATTCATGTCTGATTACATCAATAGCGGCTAAGTCTTTGAATTTATCATCGTCGAAATACGCCAATGAAAAGGAGAAACAGCGCCATTTATTGTCATTGCCAGGTCGATAGGTTCCTAGGGTAGAACCATTTCCCAACGATTTATGGAGATAAATAGGAAGTGACGCTCCGGTCATACCGGTTTTTGCGTCCAGGCTTTGCATTACTTTTCGGACATCCTCGACGCTCCATTTTCCGTGAAGAGTAGACATCTTATTCCTCCGATCCGCATTTTTCATAGCCGCAATCTTGTTGCTACTATTCACTATTACGAGGAGGGAATTGTTTTCTCCAAAAAAGAGGACCATCAGATGTAATCTGAGGTCCTCACAAAGTTGGGTTGTTATTGAATTGTTTAATTAAATGTGCTCAATTTCAATCCCGATTACTCCGTGTCGACTCTGCTCCTCGATGCTATAATACTGATTCATATCATCGGGAGTGGCACTAGAAATCGTTTCACTTGTATAGCCACATTTCAAAAGAGGAAGATTAGCATAGAGATCCGCGAAGTTTTCAAAGCGATGGAGTGCAATTACTCGCACAACAAAAGCGACCTCATTTCCATCGAGACAGCTGAATTCAATTTCGTCATTGACTTGAACCAGTTGGCGCTTTTTGTCATAGAGTCGCAGTTCGAAGGTTTTCTGCCCCGACCGGATCATATTGAACGGCTGTAGCCTTAGTTTCATTTTGTGTCGCATAGTATTTACCTTTTTGATTTAAGTGTTTCCACCACAAATGAGCCAGAATGGTTGTCCCAGTTTTTGTTGAGATCCGCCATGTCGATATAGATTACATTTTCTCCTTGATGCTCTTTGATGTAATCCATTATTTTGACGGCGTAGTCGTACGCTGAGTAAACCTTTTTGAAAATATATCTGGAATGTGATGTTTGAATGATAATGTCGCCGTATTCGTAAACATCGGTTCTGTCAGTTTCTGTAAGAATATTTCCTTCATCATCGACAAAGTAGTCGTTAGTAAAAATTGCGTACCCTTCTGTACTGGGTATTGTTACTTGGTAAAACAGTGATCTTATGATAAGCAAGAACCTCACCTCCACTTGATCTGCATATTCCCAACCCGCTGATTGAAGCTCTGACAAGTAGTTTCATTTTATGTTTCATATGTTCTTTGTAATCTTTAAATAGATAAATCATGTTCTTTATTCCAAAATCTTACTCGGAATTTCTTTTGTGGACTAATCGGCTGGGAGCTATCTTCGAAGATCAATTCCGCTAGTTTTTCTCGAGTAGGATTCAAAACAAAAGAAACGTCTACTAATTGAACGGGATCTGAATAAACAGGAGACTCTCCCTCAAAGCATGCGACTGAGCAAATATGGTTATTAATGAATTGCCTTGCCAAGTTGATTGCTTCATCTATTGTCAGATAACGATCTTGTTTTTCTATATAATCTCTCTGACTATGTTCTGCACTATAATCACCGATATCTACATCTGCACGATCATCTCCATAAAGGTAAATATCCAGGGTATTCTGCTCGTTGCTAATACTGACTAATACATCATAATCTCCCAACCACCCAAAGGTATCATCGTGCCATGTGACTGCTTTTACTGAATATCCGCTGGAGAAAGCGTTAAAAACCTTTATCAGATCAATCATCTGACATCCATAATCATCTTCTCTGCCATTTAGATAGGTGATATTCCTATACTTCAGATAGTCAGAATATGAAACAATATGTATGGGTGCTCTTGTTCTAAGTTCTAGTGCCTTTTGATACTTTGACGAGGTTTCTAGAGTGCTGTTATTGTTTACAATTAGGTAATTTGTTTTATTGGAGATGTAGTTTTGATACTTTCCACCTCGCTGAGTAATATCATCAGCGAGGGCTTTTTCGTCTTTTCTGGAAAAACCAGTGCAAGCAAAGTACTTGTCGCTGAAGCAAATCCATACATGCGCATCTGTTTTCATGTCTGCTGTACTCCTCTATAATTCTTTTGCCTATTTATGCTATGCTCCAGCCTGGAGTTCCTCCAGAATGATTTCAATGGTTTTCCACTCTTTCTCCGTTTCAATCGGCATAAGCCGTTGCTCATCTGAATCCGGGTTATAGATGGAAGCAAAAACTCGAGTGTTCCCATCCTCGTCTACCGAGTTATCTGTATACACAATATAGCTTCTGCCGGTCTCCTCACTTTCAAACGTAAACAGCGCTTCACATTTAACCTCTCTACCGTTTTGGTCTAAAACCGTAAAGGACATTGATTCGTTAATCATGATTTCGTCCCTGCCTTTTGTATGTGATTGAACATCCTGTGTTCTGCTCCTGAATATGTAAGGCAAAAGCAAATCTCCAACTACTATAGCGGTAGTGTTGTAGAAAGAATAGTATTGTCGCAACGCCTTTCAAGAATCTGTTGTTCGATTCCAGCCAAATTTAGCCATCAGATCTGAAAAGAAGTCTTCTCGTCTACGGTCATTGTGAAGTGTCCCATCTTTGACATGAATTGTTATTCTTTTTCACAAATCAGGTTTGCAATTTTCCGCATTTCTGTTTTCAGCTGCTCCGGTACTGAACCCTCAAAGCGTAAATCCTGGTTTCTAAAAACAATGCACGAGTATTGATCATAAGTCCCAGAATTCCATATTAATTCAACGGAAGACATCGAAATAATCATTTTGTATGTGTCATTCACGGACGATGACAACAATGAAACGATTTGACTTATATGATCCTGACCGGCCTTAAAAGCAGGTACAAATTCTATCAATGCCTGCAATTCGTCATCCAAAATAGATGCAGCCCCTTGTCCATCCCCGCCCCAATCCACATAACAGCTCGCCTCAACCAAGCCTTTCTCATCCTTTGAGATAGCGATTGCACGATCTGTCCAATAGCTTTTACGTTCCAAAATAATATCAATACTGATATATCCTCCAGCATAACAATCAACCTCTATGCAATTGGCCTTTTGGATGAAGAATTTTAGCGCGTCCATTTTTAGCTCCTTTTCATATCACAATCAGAATTTGTCAGTAAGATGACCTTTATGGATTCTTTATGCTGCATTTGATAGTCTCCTCTGAATTATTCATCGCTCTGTGTTCTGCTCTTTTATACGGAAAGCAAGAGCCAATCTCCATAATCTCAACCAACGATACGGAGTTTTCAGCCTGTATACGCGATGGTTTTACTCCTTTTTCCCCAATTTGGCTGGCATACACTCATAATTTTATGACGGCTTTAGGTCTATATCCAATAGCATCGGCATTGTCCTCTGCCTTGTCCCAACCCCATGGTGCCACTATGTTGATTTCCGGTTTATTGGAAGCAACCCAATAAGGAAACTGCTCTTCAATATCAAATTCAATATTGGATTCGAATAACGCCCACAGAAAAGGAGAGGCCATGATTTCTGGCTTTCCATTTTCATCGCAAACATCTTCTATTTCAGGCAAGCACAAACAACTTTTTATGGAACCGTTGCTGTCGCATGACATTATTATAGAGCGTTCCGCTACAGAGAATGCCTCTAACGATATGCTTTCAACATAAAGATTAAACTCAGTCAAGGGGCACGTTTCTACTATCCAATCACATAGAATGGTTAATTCCTTACTAGATTTCTTTTTCACGGTCCACCGCAAAGGATAGTCCACTGTGTTTCTTCTACTCCACGTACCATCTGCCGATATGTACGATCCCAAATAAAGTTTTGACCCAACTCTCAAATCCAGCTTTTTAAGCTCATTCAAGCTATGAATAGTTGGGATAACCTCAATAATGTTCTCGGGTGAAATGTTCTTATACAATTTCCATTCTAGAAATACAAACATGGCAACTTTGACACCGTCCGGTGTTTGCCTTATAACACGTATTCTTCCGTATTTCTTCTGCCCCTCGTATAAGAACAAGACAAAATCGTTTCTTTTGTATACCATACAGTGTTACTCCTACCTTTGCTAATATAGCATCTCCCCGTATTCGGGCTATCTCTGAATACGAGGAGAATTCGTAATTCTCCAAAAAGCTTCTATTCAGTCTCGCCTGGAAGCGGAATGGAGAATTTTTCTTTATAATCAGCTTTCAGTTTTGCAACTTCTACCGATGTAAGTAAAGCAGTACACTCCGTCAGTAACTTATTATAAACTTGCCACAAGTCCCACCCTGCGATCACTTCTAACATTTCATCCACGCTCTCTCTAGTGCGGGGCATCTCTTCAAGAAAATCTTCAAGTAGCGAATCGAAATCTGGATCATCAATGCACTCGATCACATCATCGAGAGTTTCAATGACATAGTCTTCCGCAAGCCAGGCGGGGAATGTCTCAATGTTTCTCTTCAAGCGCACAGCAATACTCTTGATTGAGCCGAGGTTGCTATGCTCTACTTTGTTATGTCGAAGCAAGAAAAAATGAACAAGATATCCTTCGGGTTCGTTACTTTTCCCAAGATTCTCCCACCATGAATCCGCTCCGTTTAGCCCATCCGGCAACAATGAAAACAGAGCATCCGCTGTTCGCCAGTCATCAGGAGTAGATAAACTTAAGGAGAAGAGCAAACCCATATTAATCATACAGAAAGGCTCTTTCTCTTGGACGCCTGAAAGCAACAAAGAGATAACCTCGCCATTGTTAATTGGATCGTCATTTTTTCTTCGAAGCACATAGGCTAAGTTGTTGTTTAGGGAACTATCGTCAACCAGATTACAGGCACTGCGGAACAGATGTTCCGAAAAATCAACACCACCAGCTTCATATTCCTCAAAAGCAATGGAATGAAGAATATGCGCATATGTCGACACATCCGTTTCAGAAGAGCGTCGAACTATTCCGATTAGCTGTTCCAGTTTGTTGCGAATCAAGCATTCTTTTTCGTAGTAAAATGATTTAAGCAATTCAATTAATAAGGATTTGCCCTCATCCAAGAATAGCGAACTTGGGTTGCAGCAAAATCGTTCAACCTGTTTGCTTAATTTTGAAATATCTACGCTCATTTATCGCACCAACTTCCAAGTCTCTTGTCGTTACCCATTCTACTGAACTAGGTAATTAAGTTCTTCGTATTTCTCAGGAATCGGAACTCCCGACTTGTTAACAAGAACAATGGTTTTAGACTTCATCGTGTTAACATACGCAGACCTGTGCTCCTGCCGCAGAGAAATATCGAAATCGGCATAGATATCATACGCTGTTTCCTCAGAGATGTTGGTTCCTGCCTGCTCCGCTTGCTGCGCAAGAGCCATCTTGGTAAGACCCATAAGGTAGTATAAATAACCTTCATTAACAGATCTCTGAGTTTGCATAGCATCACGGAGTCCACGCTGGATTAGCACCAGAGCTTCTTCATAATCTCCACGATCAAATAACAAATCCGAAAGCCTAAGAGCACATTTCGGGGCAATCTTTAGATTGCTCAAAGCCAAACGAAGAACATCCTCTTCCTCCTTCTTCTTGTGCAACAGCTTGTAGATGTCAGCTTCGCAGCGATAGCTTTCCTCATCAAAGGGAAGATTCTTTCTGAAGGCTGCCGCCAAACTCAGCATCTCTTCCTGAAGCTTTTCCAGTTCCTTCTCCGAATCGCTCCGCTCCCAAAGGTATGTCAGGTAGCTAACCGAGAAACTATACCCACGCCATCCCCAACGTATTTTAGGAATCTTAGAGAGTACCTTGTAGAACGATTTGCAATTCTCTATCCTTCCACAAGAGGTACCATACTGGAGATAATCTGCCAGCAAATCGATGTTCTTGGGATAAATCGACAATCCGCACTCCAGAAGATCGCATGCAAGGTCATATAAGTCTTTCCTTGCAATATCGACGGCAAAATTGTGCCAATCGTCAGCATCTCCAGCTTTAACCGGTTGCTGAATGACTCTTTGAACAAGGGCATTGAGATCTTTAAGAGCCGCCTCCGCCTCATACAAGTCATCGCTGGAAATGTTCTCCAAGTACGTCTGCGCAATGGTATTTGCTGTCTTTATAGGAAGGTTAATTACCTCTCCGTTTTCTAATACAGCACCAGTTTCTTCAGTGGAAGCAATAATAACTTCTCGTTCCATATTATTAATCCTCCTTATTCATCGGTGGAATCAGTCAAACCTGCTTGATACAATCCATCACGGCGTTCCTTTATTGTATCTATCACATGATCCAGTTTAGAAGCGTCTGATTTTTTGCGTTCTTCTTCTTCTTCCAGTTCAGCAATCTTTTTATCTATTCTTGCCACCAGCTGATCCACATCTAACTGTGTTTCAGTTGAGCTTACTCCCACTTTCGGCGGCATTGTTGTTGAAGGTGGAGCACTTGAACCTGAGCTAAATGGGTTAAAACCGGGGTTCAAAGAAGCGGACATTCGTGCGCGTTCTTCCTCCACGATTGCTTTGGCCTCTGCAGGCAGTTCCGAAAAATCGATATTAAATCTCGAAAGCCTTTCGGGAGTATAGAAATCTATTACTTTGTAACTGCGTTCCCCAAAATGATCAATATCCAACAGGTTGACAAGGCAAGGTTTTGCTTTTCCTGCTAGCAAAAGTGCTTCATCTTTGTCCTTCGACAAGTGCTGCAAATCATAAACTGAAATATTTGGTGTACGATCCTTCTTTTGCCCACACAACTCGGACACCTCTCGAAGTAGTTCAAGTTCACGTGTAAATAGTACAACCCAATTCGCGCAATTCGATATGATGGTCGCTGCTTCTTCCTTATAGCGCTTAACTAGCTGAGATTTCGATTGAATACAGATCAGATAACGTATGTTTCTGGATCTGGCGGCCGAAATCATACTAGGGAAGTCACTCCCGATAGCTGGAAGACTGCTAAATTCGTCAAGGACATAGTTTACACGAATGCTTAACCGGCCACCACTTTGAGTTGCAGAATAAATCAAATGCTGATAGCTTTGCGAGATAAACATGGCAACTATTGATAAATAGGTTGTCTTTTCGTCCGGGGTTATAAGGTAAACAGCAGTTTTACTCTGTCCGATTTCCTCAATATCAAAGTTTGAGTTGGCCAGCATTTCCAACAGTGATGGCTGTATTGCCAATGCTCTCAACTTTTGATCAAGAGTAGCAAGAATTCCGCGCATGGTATCCTGTGCGGTCATGACGCTACCTGTCAAGCTGGCTGCAATCAACTCGTCCTTGCTTGCCCATTTCCAAAGAGGAGAGTTCTTTGCGTTTACGCCATTTTCAAACAGTCTTCGTCTAAGTCGCAAAAGATTTGAGATATTCACGGCATTATCGGGATAGTCCATTTCTTTGCACAGCTTGAAAAGGAGCATAATAAGACCCAAGCAACAGTCATATGCTGAGTAGCCCCAGAACGGATCATCGGATGCGATTTCGCCAAGTATGAGCGTATTAGCGATATCATTGGCGAATTCCGCTGCCTTATCCATATCGCCCGCCTTATAATAGCTATACGGTATTTGGAGAGGATTCCAAGCATGCCCCACCGACGGATCACGAAGATTGACGGTAATAATACTGTATCCCAAGTCGCGGAGTTCGCCAGCTGTACGGGAATAAAGCTCGCCTTTCGGATCATTGATAATCATGCTCTCTCCGGCATAACCTAAAACCTTGATGGCGGGCATAACAAGAGCTCGAGTTTTTTTGCTACCGGATGCACCGACGACAAGTGTATGGCTGTCAGTGGCGTCTACAGCCAGCTGCTGTTTCTCCTTATTGTACAAGAGCGGAAATCCACCAATTTGACCATCAAAGGATTTCTTGCCAGAAAAACGGTGAGTATTTATATCAAGATGGGCAAACTCCTGAAATAACACTTCCGGGCGTGAAAGATTTGGGTTGTTAGAACTAATCATATGTTACTCCTTAAAGCTCCCTGCCCATTGATGGCGGAAGCAAACTGTTCTCGTCATTATAGCCAAGAATTAAGAGATTACGTATTTCAGAAATCTGTGAAGCATATGCCACTAATCCATCGGCTAGTGCTTGTTCTTCAAAGTCAAATAACCTTCTTCTTATTTCTTCGAAAATGCTATCCTTTCCATCTCCGGGAGGAACAAAATCAAACTTTTGCTGAATAAGGGCACGGAGTTTTTGTTGATATCTCCCTTTCCATTTTGTTAACTCCTCGTTGGTAGAAAGAGTATGACAATCACTGATACAAATAAGAATCAGAGCAACAATATAATCAACAGCATTTTCCGGCTTGACTTCAATGGTGCAATAACTAAAATAACTTGCTCCTATTTTTGTCTCCTTGATAGTCTCTTCTATAGCCGGGCAAATCCGCTTCATTGAATTGTCCAATCGTTCTCTTGATACAGAATAACCCTTTAAATCAACTATTCTGGTTGGCATAGCCCCAGTATCCCCATAAAATGAGGAAGCTCTTAAACTATAGGTGTAATTCTCGATGAGATTCTTCTTCAGTCTGGTCCAGACTGCATCCAGAGTATGATAATACCTCTCAAATAGTTGTTTCAGAACCCCGGCCGAATCACAAAAATTATCTGTAGAGAATCGATCAATGCTCATCAAAGCAGGATCAAAAAGATCGGAGTTAAGCCCTAGGAAACTCAGCAGTTCCCACGAAGAGATGTCAGAAACAGTTACAGCGTGAAACCGTCTACTATCCTCATCAAAGGTTGCAACAACATCGCGAGTACATATGACCTTGAAAACCTTCTCTAGTGAGAGGTGAAGTGTTTCACTTTCTGCATCTACTCTCCAAATCTGAGGGTCACCCGTATAGATGAAATACCCTCGCTTCCTCTTAAATGTTTCGCTGATTGAGGAGTCATACTGTCTAAAACGATACCATGTTTGATCGAGGCTTTTTGCCGTAGTCAGTTTCGTAGATTCCGCATCTTCCCCAAAGAAACGGTCGGCGCTAAATGGAGTATTGGGATGTTCAGTCAAAATATTAATAAACGCAATCTCACTTACGCTTAACGAACACGGGTTGCCATCAATCGGAGCTGTATTTTCCCTGAACTCAACGCGCTGCTTCTTTTTTTCTTTGTAACCATCTCCTCCATAGAGCGTCTGAAAAAGAAAATCATAGTAGCACTTAGAATTTGGAAGAAAATAGATCAGATGCCGTATTTTCGACTCAGATAGCAAGGAAGGCATACTATGGCTTATCCAAGTTTCAACGCCGTCCAGCTCAACCTGGTCAAGATCGCCTTCACAATAGGTATCATCAATAAGAGCGTACTTTCCTAATGCGAATGTAACTAGCCGGTACTGAATCGTGGCACCACGTCCCGATACAGTAATAATCGGTTCGTTATCTGTTCCAGGAACGATAATCCCCGGACGAACTTTATCAATCTTGTATTTTAAGCCTCGCGGCAAATTGGTGTTTATCATAGGCTTTCCAGTCCTTCTTAGACTAACCGTCTATTGTATTCTAACATCCGAACTTCAAGAATTTATCAAGAGATCAGTTTGCAATCTCTTGATAAATTCTTTTTTTTATTTTGTGCTTCCATTGACTCCTGGTATAAAAGGCTCTTGAAAGCCGTGGCTTATTCTTTCATCAGAGGGCAGGACAAGCAGTAAATCATGTTTGCAAATCCTCCCTTCAACAAAAATGAGAGGAGAGCCCTATCATGAAAAAGGCTACTTGCACTACTTTCGTTAACATCCTGAACAGCATCCACAAGGAGGGTATCACCACCAAGGTCGCACTGATGGCTGATCAGCTGCTCTATACCGATTTCTGGTTTGCGCTGAAAGACTTTTGTCACTTCGCTCTTCTTTCCAAGACTGGTGGAAAGAACAACGAAGGCGAGATTCTTCCTGGTAACTCCGGAAAAATCGATGCACTTGAGATCCGTGGCGTTACCACGAGAGATGAGATTGAAACCGACTGCGTCATCAAAATCATTGAGAAGCTCGATTTGGTTCTGCGCCAGCCTATCGAGAAGCAGAAGAATTACTGCTATACCATCTGTAACAACATGGTAAATGATTGTTTCAGAAGGCTTCCTCCTAACGACTTCAAGATTGTGCCTTTTAACGGAACTATCGAGGGTACCGGTATTGATGCAGAAGATGCTTACACCTACGAAGATGTTATCCCTGACTTTACATACGATCCTAATCGCGTTTTCTCCGAAAAGGAAACTATCAAGGAACTCACCAAGGAACTCAAGGCCAAACGAGCAAGAGAGCAGATGGAGAAGAAGGAAGCCATTCTTCATGAAATTGCTCTTCTCAGTAAGCGTCCCGCCGAGGTTATGGTAAGACTGGCTTGTACCCATCTCGGTATGAAGCCCCGCGAATTGGCAAATATGATTATCAGCAAAGGCTGTGAGCTCACTTATGCCGAAATCATCTTTGATGTTGCTAAGAAAAACAACATTGAACTCGCATCCATTCGTAACATCATCGCCGACCACAAGGTAACGGCAGAATCTGTCAAAGCTGATACGAATGACCATGATGCTGTTGCTGGTCAGATTTCCCGCTTGGTTTACAGAGCGGACAAGCGTATCAATAAATAAGAACCATTGGACGGTCGCTGTTTTTTTCAGCGACCGCTTTTCTGCGGTTGAGGCCGATACACAAGTCTGTATTACTGTTTGGGCAGCACTTCGTCTGTCAAGACATATATACTCTCGCCGATCAAGAATCTCCAATCTCTAATATACAATTTAAAGCGCTGTATTGCTTTTATAATAGGGCATCATTCAAATATTCACGCACACGCTGTTCCAGTTCTTCGACGGTAAACGCACAAGGCTGAAGCCGTTCTGCCCAAGCACGGCCGGGGTGCAAGCAGTCCCAGAAAGGCATCTTGCCGCTGTGACGACCTTTGCCGGGATCGTGGTTGCCGAAACCGTCAAGCACGCGATTCCACACAGGCTTAAACCGTTCAATCAGCAAAGACTCCGTCAGCGGAATCCAAATGTCGTCAACGGACAGAAACTGGCAATAGAAGTCTTCCAGGCGAAGGTTTGTGGCAGCTTCCACAGATTTTGCATGGTCGTTGAGTCTCTTGAAGAGTGCAGTTCCGGGATCAACATCGTCACCCTGTCCACCCTTTCTCGCGCCATCGGGTACTGCCTTGCCAACATAGATGGGGCAAGCAAACTGGTTGTTACGGTTGACTTCTGCTAAAACTTCATACGCAGGAAAATCACCGACGTAATAAAGAGCATATACCCCGGCACCGATGAATGGTTCCGGCGGCAGCCGATAGATGTCGGACTCTAATAGTGCGTTTGCAACACTGGCGCCCAAGTGTCTCTTATCGAGAGGATTAAAAGGTTCAAATACCGGGTAGTCAGCTCTCTTAGCCATTATTGTTCACCAGTCCTTTCATCTGTGTAATTACGGAATCGCCTACAGCTTTTGCCAGTTTTACAGGCACGGCGTTTCCAATCTGTCTCATGCTTTCCGTCCAGGATGCGCTGAACAGATAGTCATCCGGGAAGGTCTGAATTCTTGCGCTTTCTCGCACGGAATAATAGCGAACACTACCGTCATCAAGCACGACCATGTTCTCGCCACCAGGGACACCATGGGCTCCTGCTTTAATGGTCTTAGACGGCTCGTCCAGCTTACTGCCGGAATGCCCAGCATACACTCTAGCACCGTCACGGAATTCATGGTTATTGAACAGTAATGCTCGACCGATATCAGTGGGGTCTGGTAGATCACCAATAGCATCACGAACGGTCTGCCATCTTAACAGCGGAGTATCGGTTTCTTCAACCGCACGGCGGATAGAGCACAATTGTTGTGCGGACAACGGCATTTCAGAAGGTCGCGTCAAGCCGTGTTCTTCCCAATACTCGCCGGTTATCCATTTGGAATAGAGTAAGGCTTCCTGGGAATGTGTCGCAGTTGGGAAGCTCCAACTCGCATTGAAATCACTTCTGAACCCTACGATGATAACACGGTGGCGTGACTGGGGCACACCGTAGTCGGCAGCATTCAGCAAACGGAATACTACATTATAGGAAAGACCGTCATCATGCCCGGAAGTGTGGTGACGTTCCAACAAGGCAAGATGCTCCTCCCAGGTCATATTATTTTTCTTCACGACTTCGGGATGCTGAAGCTGAAGGAGAATGTAATTGAAATAGGAACTGAAAGATTTGCGAAGCAGTCCTTTGACATTCTCAAAGATGAATGCTTGGGGTTGTGTTTCGCGGACAGCCCGGACGGCTTCCGGGAACATATCACGCTTGTCATTGTACGCCTGGTGCTTGCCGCCCAGGGAGAACGGCTGACAAGGAGGACCTCCGGCTACAAGCTGGATTTTTCCCGTATAGCCATCGTAGCTTACCGTGCGGACATCGGTTTGGAATACGGACCAATCTTTCACACCGGGATATCCGTTTGCAATGTTGTGCTTTATATTGTCACAGGAATCCTTGTCCCACTCAAAAAGGGCCTCGTGGGAAAAGCCAGCCTGATGCAGACCGAGGGCAAGGCCACCCGTTCCGCTGAATAGTTCTATCGATTTCATATGATACCTCTTGTTTTAACAGAGACAATATAGTTGCTTTTTAAGCGCATCTCTTATTCTGCTCCGATATGCTTATTCCTCAGTGGGGAGGTTTTCGTCCTTTACAATTTCCACAATATCCTCCACTCGACAATCGAGGGCAACACAGATTTTCAATATCACATCTGTAGTCACGTTTTCGCCTTTGCCAAGTTTGGCGAGAGAAGATGCACTGACACCGGCTACTTTTCGCAGGTCGGATTTCTTCATGTTCTTGTCGATCAGCAACTTCCAAAGTCTGTTATAACTCATTCTCATATTAGTCATGCTCCTCTTTATTCCAAGGTCTACCATAAAGTTCACAGTTTCCATCCGACAACCGCAGGATGCAATTTCTCTCCAAGATTGCCTGGGTATCGGCTGTGTACGCTGCCTGCTTATCAAAAGCGATAAAGACCTGCTTTTCGCTTTTTTCGTAAATTTTCATAATACCGTCAATAGCACCATCACTGATATTTTTCAAAATCAGAGAATCATGAGCTATTGCCGGCAAGACCGTGCTGAATAGCACCGCCAAATCGTAGATGATCATGCTTCGGTAGTTTGAACCGGTTCCTGTGTCATCGGGGGTTTCAAATTTATATCGGTTATAACTATCAAAACGCAAATACGGAGGCTTGCGAGACTCGGAATGCAGTTGGGCATCAAATTCCCTCATTTTCTCATTCAACTCCGTCTCGATTTCCTGCAGAATACTCTCAATTGCTTTTTTCAAAACCTCATCAGCTCTGGATTTAGCGTCCTGCAATCCTTTCAAAGTCAGAAAAGCTTCATTCTGTACCTGAAGGGCATCAATGCGTCCCTTGATTTCAGCGTGTCTGTCCAGAAATTCCTTTGAGATATTGCCGATAAACCCTAAACCACTGATAGAAGCTCTTATCTCTGCAAGTTGTTGTTCCAGAGTTGCGATTTCTCCTTCGATAAACTGCCGCTCAGTGGAAAACTGCTCATCAAGTATCTGAGCTAATTTTTGGTGGTATCGCTCCACCTCATATAACTTGCGCAGGTTTACATTAGGAAAGAATTCTTGCAAGGCGGACAAATCTGCCTCCGTAGGATACAAGCCGTATTCCAAACTCATACTTACCAACTTCAGCTTGCGTTGCTTGGCTTGTAGTTCCGTTTCGAGTAATAAACGTTGTGCATCCAGTACAGCTTTCTGCTGCCCCTTCTCAATTTCCTCTTCGGTATGTCCTTGATCTGCTTGTTCCGTCAAGGTACTGAGTTGAATCTCCAAACCGCGGATAAGAGCTAGGTTTTCCTCGTATTTTTCTTTACCGCCGACAAGGTTGGATACAAAGTGGTATTTCCGGGCCTCTTTAAACACATCCAGTTTTTTCTTTTCTTCTGCAAGGTTCTGGCGGTACACCTGAATATCCTTATTTCTATTAAACAGCGCAACCAGCATAGCGATGGATTTCTCCATATCCTGTCCGGGGATACCACGAAGAGGTCTGCGTTCATCTGTGTTGTCTTTGCCGTAGATTCTAAAAAAACTACTCATTGTAGCTCTGAATGACAAGCCATCAAAATCCATCTGATACTGCTTTTTCAACCAGTCTACAAACTCATCCTTTGTCCAGTACGGCCCAATCAAATCGTAATTCTCTTTGCACGGAAACACTTTATCTGAATCTTCCGTCGAACGGGCAAAACGGTGTATTTCCCCGTTAAACAGGAAAGCAAAGAATATGGTATGATGTCCGATATGCTTTACACCATCGCTCCTCAAATAGGTATTGCCACCGAATACAAAATCGATCGCCAGCATGGCTGAGGACTTACCAATAGAGTTTGCTCCATCTTCTTTTCCAAGAACAACATTCAGCCCCTCCTTGAAACGAATAGGAGGACGCACTTCACCTCGTTCCATAAATACCGGTGAAAACATCTCTACAAGCATATAAACACCTCGCCCTCATCGTTGATATCTGCTGCGCGCAGAGCATATAAGCAATCCATAACAGACAAAAAATCTGTTGCATCATTCAGTTCTGGTTTCAGTATATCATACAACTCAAACACAGGAACAGGAGCATCTTTTATTTCGCTCAGCACCTTGGGAATCAAAGCCAGGGTGCTATTTTTGTATGAATATAATTTATTCGGTAATTGCATCAAATACCTCGCAACTCTGAACAAAGTAGGAGACAACGATTTGACAGTAGGTGTCTTCCTGTAGGCTAACCCGATGGATTTTGGCGACAATCTCGTTAAAAATCTCCATGTTCGTTTTCTTTGCCTTTTTCAAACGCCTGTATATTGCTTTCATCTGATCCTGAACTTCTTCGTAGTCGATTTCTCCTCGCTTGTCCAGGCTCATCATAATTTCTTTGATTTTAACAAAGTAGGTGGTCACATACAGATTGATGGTTTGGTAAAGGGCGATATTATCCGCTGGACGAAGCTTCTGCTTGATTTCCTTTGGATCAAGAGAAGCGTTTGCAAGATCCTTTTCATTCAATTTTCTGATTTTACTGATAGCTCGAACAATGCCCTTTTCCAGTGGAAGGTCATCGATCAGACTCAAACTCTGGGCGCGGGTCTCTAAGAGTTTCTTTACATTTAGAAGTTCTTTACTGACCTTAGGATTACTGTCAATTGAATATGTAGCATAGCATTGTGGGCACAGCGCCAGTAGGTTTCGTACCTCTGGTGCTTTCTTTTTGTCTATCACACCGACACAATATGCATCTGCTGCCTTACCATCTTTGGAAATCGTAAGAGATCTGCCGCATCCCGGAAACGGACAGTGATGCCCAACTTCGTTCAATAGATAGTATCCGTATTGACTCCGCAGGCTGGTCTCAATCTGTTGCTGTTTTTGGGCTTCCAGTTCATCCTGTCGCACAAGACCGGCAGAGGCACGGATAATTTCGACCATCCATTCAGCAATCCGATTGGCCACATTCTCCGCATTCAGCGATGCATCGTAGCCGTGCAAATCAGCCGCCAAGAGGCTCCTTACTGTGTCACTTTTTTCGTTGATACGCTCGATAAGGATTTCCGGGGTGAGTCTGTATACGATGGTTTTAGCCAATTTCTGAGACAACTTGCGTTTAGCGTATGTGCGTAAGGTTTCGTCTTTAGCTCTTGTTGAGGGGTCTTTCCCGGTGCCCCATTCCTCTTCGGTGACGGTAGTAATCATGGCCATCAATTCACGAAAGAAGTCCGGGACATCAGCATCATCCGCCAAATATTTCTTCAATATTGGGAACAAAGTTTTAAATTCCACTGCGTTTTCTCCTTTTCGTAAATTTGAACCATGTTGAACCAAGGTGAACTATTCAGCCCCTAATTCGTAGAATCCCATTTTATATAATAAGGCTGACATTCAGGACACCCGTTGCGCCTTGCAAATAAGGTGCAATGAAAGTTATAGACATTATACTACAAATTTGTCCGTTCGTCAATCCATTTACACGAGATAAGGACATTATCAAGCTGAAGAAATGCTATCTCAATGTGAAAAGGACTCGTCCAGAGTCAGACGTTAAAAGGCTCAAATACAACTGCTGTTTACAGCATCACTTGATCAAAGATGGCTCAACTGTGAATGGTGGACAAGTAAATACGGTCAGCTGCCTTTTGAGCGGGTTTGCTGCATTCCGAAGCGGAGGTTTCCGTTAGGACTGCGGTCGGTTTCCCATACCTTTTTTCGGCAGTGCTAAGAGTCCTCCGATTCGAGAAATCGAAAAACGGAGGACTCTTTCTATGAAAACCAATGACAATCAGTACCGAATTTACATCCGTTCCACCAAGCAGTGGGTGCCCTGCACCAAGGAACAGTTCGATGACTACTACCGCGACATCAACGCCTACCGCCGCACCCAAATGAACCACGGCCGCTGTGTCTGCCCGCCTTCCAAATGGCTCATGTGCGACATGGACTGTTGGACCTGCCCGTACCGCACCCCCGGCGATTTGAGTTCCCTGGACTCCGGCCGCATCGATGATGAGGGCGATGAGATGAACTGGCTTGACCATCTGCAGGAAGAAATGCCTGACCTGCAGACCCCTTCCAACGAGGACATCGTTACCGACGCCATGTATATGCGCCAGCTTCTTGCCCGTCTGAATGAGGTTATGCCCCAGGCACTTGAAATCGGAAGGTTGCGCCAGTTGGGTCTATCCGAGGACGCCATTGCTGACAAGATCGGTACAGGAAGAAAGACCTATGCATACCGCATCAAAAAGGCTGCGGAACTGCTCAAGAAAGAGTTCCCAGAATTTTTCTAAAAAAAGTTTTGCAGTTTTTTCCGAAACGCACTTCTCGTTTCCATTTGGCGGTGTAAGGAGCAACACGATACCGCTCCTTCCGGGAGGTGAAACAGTATGTACGAGTCCGAGAACAAGGTGATGAGCCCCGAAGAGGAACTGGTTGATATCCTGCTTGAGTTCATCATCGTCGCAGCAAACCTGGCGAAGAAAATCAACCACGCCGTGAAAGACAAGAAGATTATGGAAGGAGGCAACGGATATGGGAAAATTCAGCGAACTGGAACTGGCAATCAAAGACCTGCGCAGTGCCGCAGCCACTATTAACGATGTGGCAAACACTCTGGCAGAGATGTTCAGCAATACCACCGCTGAAGAGCCTGCCGCTCCTACCAAACCTACGCTGACCCTGGAACAGGTCAGAGCCGTCCTTGCGGACAAGTCTCGTAACGGGTTCACCGTTCAGATCCGTTCCCTTCTTCAGAAGTACGGCGCAGCCAAGTTGTCCGGCATCGACCCTGCCAACTACGAAGCCCTGCTTGCAGAGGTGGAGGTGCTTGGCAATGGCTAAACACGCAGTCCTTTCGGCATCGTCCTCGGAACGTTGGCTCAACTGCCCGCCCTCCGCTCGGCTTTGCGAAGCCTACGAGGATAAGGGCAGTGACTACGCTGCCGAGGGCACCGATGCCCACACTCTCTGCGAGTTCCGTTTGAAACAGGCACTCGGCATCCCGGTGGAAGACCCCATCGAAAACCTCTCCTGGTACAACGAGGAGATGGAAGAATGCGCCCAGGGCTATGCCGCCTATGTAATGGAACTGCTCGAAACCGCCAAGCAGACCTGCACCGACCCTGTGGTCATGATTGAACAGCGGGTGAATTTCTCCCGTTGGGTCAAGGAGGGCTTCGGTACGGCAGACTGCATCGTGATCGCTGATGGCATCATGAACATTTGCGATTACAAACACGGCAAAGGGGTCGAGGTCAGCGCAGTAGGCAATCCCCAGATGCGCCTTTACGCTTTGGGTGCCCTGGAAATCTTCGATGACATCTACGACATTGAAGAAATCCGCATGACCATCTATCAGCCCCGAAAAGGCAATATCAGCGTTGACGGTATGGCAAAAGCCGATCTGCTCCGTTGGGCGGACACCGAACTGTACGAAAAAGCTGAAATGGCCTACGCAGGGCAGGGCGACTTCCGCTGTGGTGAGTGGTGCCGTTTCTGCAAGGCGAAAGCTGAATGCAGAGAACGCGCCGAGGCCAATATGGACCTTGCCCGATACGACTTCCAGGCACCTGCACTCCTGGATGACTCCGAGATTGCCGACATCCTCGGTAAGGTCGATGCCCTCACTGCATGGGCATCCGATGTGAAGGAGTTCGCCCTACAGCAGGCTATCAGCGGTAAGGAATGGACCGGCTGGAAGTTGGTCGAGGGTCGTTCCAACCGCAAGTACACCAGCGAATCCGCTGTCGCCGCCACCGTGGAGAGCGCAGGGTTTGACCCCTACGAGCGCAAAGTCCTCGGTGTCACTGCAATGCAGAAGATGCTCGGCAAATCCCGCTTTGAGGAGCTTCTCGCACCTTACATTGAAAAGCCTCAAGGCAAACCCACGCTCGTACCGGAGAGCGATAAACGTCCGGCAATGAACACAGCCAAAAATGATTTTATGGAGGAATTTTAATATGTCTACTACTGCAAACAAGGTCACCAATCCCATGAAAGTTATCACCGGCCCCGATACACGTTGGTCCTACGCCAATGTCTGGGAGCCCAAGTCCATCAACGGCGGCACGCCCAAGTACAGCGTCAGCCTCATCATCCCCAAGTCCGACACCAAGACGGTCGCCAAGATCAAGGCGGCTATCGAGGCTGCTTACCAGGAAGGCCAGGCCAAGCTGAAGGGCAACGGTCGCACCGTACCTCCTCTCGCTGCCATCAAGACCCCTCTGCGTGATGGTGACATTGAGAGACCCGACGACCCCGCCTATGCCAATGCGTACTTCATCAACGCAAACTCTCCCACGGCACCCGGCATCGTGGATGCTGACCGCAACCCTGTGCTGACCCGCTCCGAGGTCTACTCCGGTGTTTACGGCCGTGCCAGCATTAACCTGTACGCTTTCAATTCCAACGGCAATAAGGGTATCGCCTGCGGTCTGAACAACCTGCAGCTGATCCGTGCCGGTGAGCCTCTCGGCGGCAAGGCAAGTGCTGAGTCCGACTTCGCCACCGATGCGGACGACGACTTCCTGTCCTAAGAAGGAGGTACTGCCTTATGGAAATGATTGAGTTCGTCCTTCTGGCAATCCTCCTGGTAGCTTGGCTGCTTATCAGCATTGCAGGTTTGGTTGCCACCATCCAGTCCATCGTCTATGACCACAAGCGCGAGAAGCGTGAAAGAGAACGGGATGCTCGTGATGCCGAGTATCACGCAAAGCGTATGGACGCCCTTAAGTAACTCTCACCCAGGGGTGGCGGAGCAATCTGCCACCCCATTTGGGCTTTGCAAAGGAGCGGTAATTTATGAAAACACTCTCAATCGATATTGAAACCTACAGCGATCAGAACCTTGCCAAATGCGGAGTCTACCGTTATGTGGAGTCACCCGTCTTTGAAATTCTGCTCTTTTCCTACAGCATTGACGGCGCTCCCGTTCAGATCGTTGACCTTGCCTGCGGTGAAACCATCCCTGCGGATGTGGTTGCCGCCCTTACGGATGAGACCGTCATTAAATGGGCATTCAACGCCACCTTTGAACGCATTTGTCTGTCCCGCCACCTTGGGTATCCCACCGGGGATTACCTTGACCCGGAATCCTGGCGCTGTTCCATGATCTGGGCAGCCACGATGGGTCTTCCGCTTTCACTGGAAGGTGTTGGCGCTGTGCTTGGTCTTGAAAAGCAAAAGCTGACCGAGGGCAAGGAACTCATCAAATATTTTTGTCAGCCCTGTGCGCCTACAAAATCCAACGGCCAGCGCACACGCAACCTTCCGGCTCATGCCCCGGATAAGTGGCTGGCTTTCAAGAGGTACAACATTCGCGATGTGGAGACCGAAATGTCCATCCAGGCTCGGCTTGCAAAGTATCCCGTACCGGTCAGCGTATGGGACGAATACCACATCGACCAGGAAATCAATGACCGTGGTGTTGCTCTGGATATGGAACTGGTGCGACAGGCCATTCAGATGGATGGGCGCTCCCGCTCCGAACTAACCCAGGCTATGAAGGATCTGACCGCTTTGGAAAATCCCAACTCTGTGCAGCAGATGAAGGGCTGGCTTTCCCTCAACGGCATGGAAACCGATACACTCGGCAAAAAGGCTGTAGCTGAAATGCTGAAGACCGCACCGCCGGAATTGCAGACGGTGCTGACTCTACGACAGCAGCTTGCCAAGTCCTCGGTAAAGAAATACCAGGCAATGGAGACCGCAGTCTGCGCTGATGGCCGTGCAAGGGGTATGTTCCAGTTCTATGGTGCCAACCGCACAGGAAGATGGGCGGGTCGCATCATTCAAATGCAAAATCTGCCTCAGAACCACTTGGATGACCTTGCCGAAGCCCGTGGTCTTGTCCGCTGCGGTGACTTTGAAGCCGTGGAAATGCTCTACGAAGATGTGCCGGATACGCTGTCGCAGCTCATTCGCACCGCCTTCGTTCCCCAGGGTGACCGCAAATTTATCGTAGCGGACTTTTCCGCTATCGAAGCCCGCGTCATTGCCTGGTTCGCCGGAGAGGAATGGCGGCAGAAGGTATTTGCAGAGGGCAAGGACATCTACTGCGCTTCTGCATCTCAGATGTTTGGTGTCCCCGTGGAAAAGCACGGTGTCAATGGGCATCTACGGCAGAAAGGCAAAATCGCAGAACTCGCCCTCGGATACGGCGGATCTGTCGGTGCCCTGAAAGCTATGGGTGCTTTGGAGATGGGGCTTGCCGAAGAAGAACTTCAGCCCCTGGTACAGGCGTGGCGGGATGCAAACCCCAATATCACAAAGCTGTGGTGGGATGTTGACCGTGCTGCTATGGATGCGGTTCGGTACAGATACGAAACCGAAACCCACGGCATCACCTTCACCTATAAGAGCGGGATGCTATTCATCACACTGCCTTCCGGCAGACGGCTTGCATATGTGAAACCGAAGATTGGTGAAAACCAGTTCGGTGGGGACTGCATTACCTACGAAGGTGTCGGTGGCACGAAAAAATGGGAGCGTCTCAACAGCTATGGCCCCAAGTTCGTGGAGAACATCGTTCAGGCTACCGCGCGTGATCTGCTTTGCTATTCCATGCAGACCCTTCGCTGTTGCTCCATTGTTATGCATATCCACGATGAAGTGGTCATTGAGGCAGACCGCAGGATGTCCCTGCAGGCCGTGTGCGACCAAATGGGTCGTGTTCCCGCTTGGGCAGAAGGTCTGCAACTGCGCGCTGACGGCTACGAGACAGATTTTTATAAAAAAGATTGACCGTTTTTTCCGAAACGGCATTCTCGTTTCCATTTGGCATCAGAGATGGGAATAAGCCCATCCTGAAAGGAGCCAAATGATGAGTATCAACAAATTCAACTGTGAGGGTTATTACGACCCTACCGCCTACGAGGCAATGACTGCCGTGGAAAAGGAAGAAAAGGCGCTTCGTGCCTTCCGTCCCATCGTCTACATCTGCTCACCCTATGCCGGAGATGTGTCAGAAAATGTCGAAAACGCTCGAAAGTACAGCCGTTTCGCAGTGGATAAGGGCTACATCCCCATTGCACCACACCTGCTGTTTCCGCAGTTCCTCAATGACAACAATCCCAAGGAGCGTCAGCTGGGGTTGTTTTTCGGTAATGCCCTGATGAGCAAATGCGCAGAGGTTTGGGTCTTTGGTGACCGCATCTCTGCTGGGATGGAAGCTGAGATCCGCCAAGCCAAATGGAAAAGCTATCGTCTGCGCTATTTCACAGAAACCTGTGAGGAGGTGCGACATGGCTTTTAAGACAGACTGTGGCGGTATCGCATTGACAATCGACGCCAAATTATCGAACAAGGCAACCACCTGGAACACTCGCTTGAGCCAGATCGGAAGGCACGACCACGAGGTCATCCTCGTGACCTTCTCTCTATGCGACTTCGATTATATCTCCAAAATTGTGTCCAAGCGTGAGCGTGGCAAAGGCATCACCATCATTTGCAACAGCAAGTATGAAATCAATGCCTATCACATCAAGAAGGCGTTCCCGGACTTGAAAATCTATGTCAATCCGTATGCACACGCAAAACTGGCCTTGATCGGGCCGGAGACCGTATGGCTTTCCTCCGAGAACCTGGGCAAGAAAAAGAACACCTTCGATGCCTCCATCGGCATCCACAGCAAGGAAGCCTACGACCACTACCACGCACAAGTCGAAAGCCTGCTCCGTAGCAGGGACACGAGAGAAATCAAGGAGGTTACTTACTGATGTTCACCCTTTACCACGCGGATTGTATCGGACAGGCGGGCAACTGCCTGTATCCGCATAAAGTTGAAATCACCGATACCGACAGCCTGGAGCGGGCGGTCAGCCGGGACTATGTCTGTGCTGAGTATGAGGGGTCCTATCGCAGCAATGACAATTTCATCGGCAGTGATTGTCTGTCCGTGGAATGCGATAACGACCACTCCGATAATCCTGCCGACTGGAAGACCCCGGACGACATTGCTGACGCTTTCCCCGGTGTGGAGTTTGCTGTCCACTACAGCCGTAACCACATGAAGGTCAAAAATGGCAGAGCCGCCAGACCCAAGTTCCATGCTTTCTTCGCCATCGACCACATCACGGATGCCGAAGAGTATGCCTCGCTCAAACGGCTGCTGAGTGCCATCTTCCCGTACTTCGATACCAAGGCACTGGATGCCGCCCGTTTCTATTTCGGCACAGCGGATGCAAAGGTCGAGATGTTTGATGGCTTTATGACGCTCACAGAGTTCCTCACCAGTGATGAGTTCGATGCCGGAATGAATCAGCCGAGCCACGGCGCACCCCAGGTCATCACCGAAGGAAGCCGCAACGCTACCATGTCCCGTTTTGCCGGTCGCGTCATCAAAAAGTACGGAGATAACGACACTGCCTTCCAGTGCTTTATGGAAGAGGCTGAAAAATGTACCCCTCCGCTTGAGGAGCAGGAACTGATGACCATCTGGCACAGCGCCCAGAAGTTCTACGGCAGAGTCCAGCAGCAGGAAGGCTATATCCCCCCGGAACAGTACAACCAGGGTTACAGCCTTCGCCCTGCAGACTTCTCCGATATCGGACAGGCCAAGGTGTTGGCAAAGGAATATGCCGGAGAAATGGTCTACACCGATGCCACGGACTTTATGCGCTATGACGGCACCCATTGGGCAGAGTCCAAGCAGTTAGCAGTTGGCTGTTGTGAGGAGTTCCTGGATCGGCAGCTTGCAGAGGCTATCCTCGCTGTGGACAAAGCAAAACAGGCATTGATGGATGCGGGCATCGGACAGGATGTGATCACCTCCGGTGGCAAGGCTCTGGAAAAAGCCATCGATGACCGCAGCGAAAAAGCCTTTGCAGAATACTGCTTTGCCATCTCCTATAAAGCCTTCGTGATGAAGCGCCGCGACATGAAATATGTAACCTCCGCTCTGCAGGCAGCCAAGCCTATGCTACTGCGAAGCATCCAGGATTTCGACACCCAGGAGTATCTGCTCAACACACCGACCGCCACCTATGACCTCCGACTCGGAATGAGCGGTGCCCATGACCACTGTCCGGAAGACCTTATTACCAAGATGACCACCGTTGCTCCCTCCGATGAAGGTATGGAACTGTGGATGTCCTCCGTTGATAGCTTCTTCTGCGGGGATAAGGAACTGATGGACTACGTGCAGCAGACCGTGGGCTTGGCGGCTATCGGCAAGGTGTACCAGGAGGCTCTCATTATTGCATACGGTGAAGGCAGCAATGGTAAGTCCACCTTCTGGAATGCCATCGCAAAGGTCCTCGGCTCTTATAGTGGCTCCATGTCCGCCGATGCTCTGACTGTGGGATGTAAGCGGAATGTGAAACCGGAAATGGCAGAACTGAAGGGCAAGCGCCTGGTCATCGCTGCGGAATTGGAGGAAGGTATGCGCCTGAACACCTCCATCGTAAAGCAGCTCTGCTCCACCGATGAAATCTCCGCAGAAAAGAAGTATAAAGACCCGTTCAAATACACTCCGACCCATACACTCGTCCTTTACACCAACCATCTTCCCAGGGTCGGTGCCAACGATGACGGTACCTGGCGCCGTCTGATCGTGATTCCCTTCAATGCCAAGATCCGTGGCAAGTCCGACATCAAGAACTATGCCGACTACCTGGTACGCAATGCGGGCGGTGCAATTCTGGCCTGGATTATCGAGGGCGCACAGAAAGCCATCCATAATAATTTCAAGCTGACCGTTCCCCAGGTGGTGCTGGATGCAATCGCCCAATACCGCGATAACAACGACTGGCTGTCCATTTTCCTGGAGGACTGTTGTGAGATTGACCGTACCTATACGCAGAAGTCCGGCGAACTGTACCAGGAGTATCGTGCGTACTGTCTGCGCAACGGCGAGTATGCCCGTAGCACCACAGATTTTTATGCCGGCCTCGAAAAGGCAGGGTTTATTCGCAGAAAAACCAAAGCAGGAATGGTCATTTCCGGCATTCAGTTGAAGTCGGATTTCCTGGAATAAACCTAAAGGGTGCAGGTCGGTGACGGTCTTTTCTAAAAACCCCTTTAGGGCAGAATTTTATAGAAAAATCGTTCTAAGAAGAGTTTATGAAATGACTTGCATCGACCTGCACCCACCAAGAAAGGAAAGCCTTATGAGAGAGAAAAGCATCGAGCAAAAATTAGCCCTGATGGTAAAAAAGCGCGGTGGGATTTGTCCGAAGTGGGTGTCACCAGGATTTGATGGCGTTCCCGACAGAATCGTTCTGTTGCCCGGTGGCAGAATTGCTTTCGTGGAAGTGAAGGCTCCCGGCAAAAAGCCCCGCCCGCTCCAAACCGCAAGGCACAAATTACTGACCCGCCTCGGCTTTAAGGTCTATGTCCTGGATGCCGAGGATCAGATTGGAGGGATTTTGGATGAGATACAAACCGCATGACTACCAGGCATACGCCACCGACTATATCGAAACTCACCCAATCGCCACCGTCTTTCTGGATATGGGTCTTGGCAAAACAAGCATCACGCTGACCGCCATTTCCAATCTTCTCTTCGACAGCTTCGAGGTTCATCGTGTCCTGGTCATCGCACCGCTGCGAGTGGCACGGGACACATGGACGGCTGAAGTAGATAAGTGGGATCATCTTCAGGACCTCATCTGCTCCGTGGCTGTCGGCACAGCGGATGAACGCAAAGCAGCGCTGATGCGACCTGCTGATATTTACATCATCAACAGAGAAAACATCCAATGGCTCGTGGAAGAAAGCGGCATCCCGTTCACCTTCGATATGATAGTCATTGACGAACTTTCCTCCTTCAAGAACCACAATACAAAGCGGTTCAAGGCAATGCTGAAGGTCAGACCCAAGGTTTCCCGCATTGTTGGGCTGACCGGCACTCCCGCCTCCAACGGTCTGATGGATCTATGGGCAGAGTTTCGCATCCTGGACATGGGTCAGCGCCTCGGTCGTTTCATTACCAAATATCGCACCGACTACTTTATGCCGGACAAGCGGAACGGGCAGATCATTTACTCCTACAAGCCTCTGCCGTATGCCGAGGATGCCATCTACCGAAAAATCGGTGATATCACCATTTCTATGAAAGCAAACGACCACCTACAGATGCCGGAACTGGTCAGCAGCGAATATGAGGTACGCCTCTCCGAAGAAGAGCGGGAGCATTACGATGGTCTCAAGCGTGACTTGGTTCTCACCCTGGATGATGGAGAGATTACAGCCTCCAACGCAGCGTCCCTCTCCGGCAAGCTGTCCCAGATGGCAAACGGAGCCATATATGACGATGAAGGCAACACCGTCCATATCCATGACCGCAAACTGGATGCCCTGGAGGACATCATCGAAGCGGCAAACGGCAAGCCCGTCCTGGTGGCCTACTGGTTCAAGCACGATCTGGAACGCATCACCGCAAGGCTGAAAAAACTGCAC